CGTTGAGTATACGAGTGGCGGTGCTCTCACCTGGAACCGGTCCAAACGGACTGATGCCAAGGTGAAGGCGGGTGTCTTATACGTAGTAAGTAATCCAGTAGAAGACTGGAGGTACAAGTATGGGTTGAGGTTCAAGGATATTCCAGAGACGCTGTGGGCAGTCATGCCTTATAGCTTCATGGTTGATCGCGTATTCAACATCTCACAGGCTGTGAGAGGTTTCACCGCGTACCTTGATCCCTCGTTAACATTCTTAGCTGCGTGGTTGTCCCAAAAGGTCAACTACACATCGTCATTGTCCTTCGTGGACTACAACGTGGCGGGTATGACAGCTAAATCCATTCTCCCCGATATCGTGTATGACAATTCTGCATACTACGCTAGAGAGGTTTGGAATCCATCAATAGGTGACGCCGTTCCTACTGTGAATGTCGGTAACTTACTGTCGGAGACCACATATGTTCTTGACTTGTTAACATTGGGTCATTCCAATTTTTCAATCCCAGGAATAAAACTTTAATGGATCCTTTGGGTCCTTTTAACAGGAGGCCTTACAATGCCTTTAGCAACAGCCAATATTCCTATTGGTGCGACTTACACCCCCGCTGGGGGTACAGCAACTGCATTTTCCTCGCTGGGTTATTCCAGTGATGGTGTGCACAAGCTCTTTATCGACGACGGCGTATCCCTCATCCTGAGGAAGAACGTCATCGTAACGACTAGAGCACCGGTTGTGTCTGTTGGAGCCCCTAACGGGTACACCCAACAGCGTGTGAACGTCTACATGAAATTCCCGAAGCTTTTGGCTAACGGAAACTACACAGTTAACACTCTTCGGGTCGATATGTCTTATGACTCCGAATCGAGTGCCGCCGACGTCGCGTTGATGCGCGAGATGTTAACACATCTTGGCGTTGATGCTGATTTCGACGGTCTGTATGAAGACGCGTCGCCTGCTTGATGCTTTAACCAAGGGCCTACTAACCGCACAAACTGCGGAGGTGGAGCCTTGGGTCAAGGTACTGATTGTGGTCCTTACCGGACTGCTGTCTTATTTTGGCGCAGACCAAGCAAGTGGCTTCCTTTTGTAGCTTTCCCGTTTCGACGGGGGGTGTGCATTAAGGATAGCATTATTTAACCGGCTGTATAACTTCTTATGGAGAAAACCAGTGAAGAAAGTTAGGTCGAAGCCTGGGAAGAAGCGCAGAGAAGCGCTATTCAACCCTGATTTGGTGGCGACAACCATCAGTCAGTTACTTATGAGCGACTTATCAACCCTCACGCATTTGCACGGTGGTTGTGATAGCTCGAACGTGTTCTTTGCAGAGATGCAAGGGAGGAACATACTTAAAAAATATGTTTCACCTCAGTTGGACGAGACGAAGTTGGCAACAGAGGCCTTTAATGGCTTTTTGTATACCAACGAGCGTATTGGTCGTGTGAATCGGGACTTTGTCCCGCCACGTGATCTTCCACGCAATCGTCTTAATCGTGAGGAGATAATCCTTCTTAGAGCTCGTGCTTTGATAAGCGCGGTGCTCCACGACATTTCAACTGATGAGATCTTCGCACACTGCCGAAATTCCGGTGGTGTTACTCTCGGGGTGTCTTACACAGACACTTCCAACGAGGCAAAGTTCTCATTCCCCATCTCCGCAACACTTAGAGCCTCCAAGCTTTTTGATCACTATCTGACGTGGAATTCATCACTCCACAGCAGTCTGAAGTTCATTCAGGCTCAAAGGCCTTTATGCCCCAGATATGACGTTAAGCAAGGGTCGCGTGCTACTACTGTCGAAAAGACCAACACCAAGCGGCGTATGATTGCCATTGAACCTACTGCGAA